CACGCAGCCCGGGCCCGGGCTGCGTGCACTTTGGTCAGAACGCGACAGATGAGTACCTGGCCGGCCTGACCGCGGAGCGGCTGATGCCTCGGACGGTGAAGGGGTTCCAGGTGTTGGAGTGGAGGAACCGGCCCGGCGGCCGCAACGAACCGCTCGACATCGCGGTCTACTGCCTGGCGTTGCTGGAGCTGGTGAAGCGTCGATACAACCGGGCGACGATGTGGGACCAACTCGATCAGCAGCTGAGCGCGCCGGCACCGGCAAAGGCCGCGGCGAAGCCAGCGCCCAACTTCGTGGAGAACTGGTAGGATCCGGTCATAGGTTGTCAGAGCAACCGCCATCTATGAGCCCCTCACTCTTTGCCGGAGTGGGGGGCTTTTGGCTTGTGGCCTCAGCCCCCGATAGGCTGGGGATTATGCCCATCCCCTCTGCGATCCGCGCCGGTGACACGGTGCAGTGGGTTGAGCCTCAGCAGCTCGACCTGAGCGGCAACGCTGCGACCTCGGCCAGCTGGGTGTTCACCACCTTCCTGCGGTTCAACGCAGCGAGCGAGGGCGCGACGATCACCGGCACGGCGCGGACGGATGGCGGGTGGGATCTGATCATCCCGGCCGGCACCAGCGAGGGCTTCAACGCGGGGACATGGAGCTGGCAGAGCAGGATCAGCAGCGGCGCCACGGTGATCACCGTGGGCAGCGGCACGTTCCAGGCCCTGGCCAGCCTGAGCTATGCCGGCAGCCCCGCCGCCTTCGATGGCCGCAGCCAGGCGGAGCAGGATCTGGAGGCGGTGCAGGCGGCGATCCGAGCGATCGTCAGCAAGGGTGCCAAGGCCTACACGATCGGGAACCGCAGCTTCACCTATGCCGACCTGGGCCAGCTGATGGAGCGCGAGGCGCGGCTGAAAGCGATCGTTGCCCGTGAGCGCGCGGCCGAGAAGGTGGCCGCCGGCCTGGGTGATCCGCGGTCTCTGTTCGTGAGGTTCACGTGATGGCGAAGCGCAAGCGCAAGCAGCCACAGCAGCAGGGGCCAGCCCCACGGCGCCGGGCTTATGAGGGCGCCCTGGTATCGCGCCTCACGGCCGACTGGGTGACGAGCTCCACCAGCGCCGACGCGGAGATCGATGGCAGCCTGGTCCGGCTGCGCAACCGCTCGCGGCAGCTGGTCAGGGACAACGCCTACGCCCGCCAGGCCCTGCGGTCCATCGCCTCCAACGTGGTGGGCCATGGGATCAGGATGCAGGCTCGCATCCCCATGGTTCGCGGCGGCGGCCGGATGGATGAGCGCCTGAACCGACAGCTCGAAGCGGCATGGGACCGATGGGGCAGACCCGGCATCTGCCACACCGCCGGCCGCCTGAGCTTCGTGGAGATCAGCCGCCTGGCGATTCAAGCCATTGCCGAATCCGGGGAGGTGTTCATCCGCCTGGTGCCGCAGCCCTTCGGCGGCGGCGTGGTTCCGCTGGCACTGGAGATCCTGGAGGCCGACCTGGTGGACGAAGGCAAGACATCCGGCCCGGACTCCAACGGGGAGGAGTGGCGCATGGGCGTGAAGGTGGACCGCTGGGGCAGGCCGATCAGTTATGCCTTCCGCACCCGTCACCCTGGCGACGTATCAGGCTCCATCGGCTACCAGGTGCGAGAGGTGCCGGCCGCTGAGGTGCTCCACCTGGCGCAGCTGGAGCGGCCCGGCCAGACCCGTGGCGTGCCCTGGTTCGCCGCAGCAGTCAAGCGGCTGCATCACCTGGCGGGCTATGAGGAGGCCGAGGTGGTGCGAGCCCGTGCGGCCAGCAGCCTCATGGGCTTCATCCAATCCCCCGAGGGCGAGCTGATCGGCGACGACGTGTACGACGCCGAGCGGGTGAGCAACTTCGAGCCGGGAGTGTTCAAGTACCTGGCCCCGGGTGAGTCGGTTTCAGTGCCGCAGCTGGATGCCCCAGATGGCCAGTTCGAGCCATTCCTGCGGGCCATGCTGCGCGCGGTGAGTGCCACCACCGGCGTGCCCTACCCGAGCCTGAGCAGCGATTACAGCCAGAGCAACTACAGCAGCAGCCGCCTGGAACTGCTGGAGGCCCGGGAGAACTGGCGCAGCCTGCAGCAGTTCCTGATCGAGCATCTCCATCGCCCCGTATTTGAGCGGTGGCTGGCCGCTGCCGTTGCGGTCGGCGCGCTCGACCTGCCGGGCTATGACGCCATGCCGGAGCGGTTCGAGTCCGTCCGGTGGTTCCCGCGCGGCTGGGGATGGGTGGACCCTGAGAAGGAGGTGAAGGCTTATGAGAAGGCGGTCCGCTGCGGTTTCGCCACCCAGGCGCAGATCGTGGCTGAGCAGGGCGGCGATCTGGAGGATCTGCTGACAGCACGCGCGGCCGAGGTGGAGCGGGCCGAGGCCTTGGGCCTGCAGTTCGACTCCAACCCCGCCGACGACCTGCAGGGCGGCGCCCCCAGCGCCACGCCTGAGACGGAGGACGAGCCGGAATCACCCGACGATCCCGAGGACGACGACCTGGAGGAACCGGCCTGATGGCCAACGTCAACGGCACCGAGATCGACCTGATGCCCACAGAGGGCATGAGGACCGAGGCCCAGCGCTACCGCGACTGGAAGGCCGATGGCAGGCCCGGCGGGCAGGATGCCGCAGCCGCCCGCGCCGGGCAGATCCTCTCAGGCGACGAGCTGTCGCCGGACACGGTGATCACCATGGCCGCCTGGTTCGCGCGGCATGAGGTGGACAAGGCCGGCGAGGGCTTCAGCCCCGGAGAGGACGGCTACCCCTCGCCCGGCCGGGTGGCCTGGGCAGCCTGGGGCGGCGACCCCGGCCAGACCTGGGCCGACGCCAAGGCCGCGCGAATCAAGGCGCTCAGAGAGGATCGCGCTGCAGTCTCTAGCCTGAGCGCAACATTCACCGCACCAATGGAGCTCAGGGACCAGCTATCGCGTGAGCAGCTGCGCAGAGTCGAGGCCTTCGACTATGCCGCCGCGGTTCGCGCAGCAGCTGAGCCCGACGCTGAACCTTCCCGCGCCCTGGAGTTCTCGTTTTCCAGCGAGGCCCCGGTAGAGCGGTGGTTCGGCTCCGAGGTGCTCAGCCACGACGCCGAATCCGTCGACCTCAGCCGCCTCAACGACGGCGCCCCCCTGCTCTGGAATCACAACCCGGATCAGGTGCTGGGCGTCGTGGAGCGCGGCTGGCTCGACGACAAGAAGCGCCGCGGCATGGTGTCAGTCCGCTTCTCTCGCAGCGCCTTTGCTGAGGAGAAGTTGGCCGACATCCGCGATGGCATTCTGCGGAATGTGAGCGTTGGCTATGCCATCGCTGACGCGATGCAGGCCAAGGATGGCTCTGTGGTTGCCACCCGTTGGCAACCCATGGAGGTTTCCGTGGTGTCGGTTCCGGCAGATGCCTGCGTCGGCATCGGGCGCAGCGCCAGCGCCATCAATCAAGCGGCCCCGGCCGCCACACCCTCTACCCCGAAACCCCCCGTGGAAGACAATCTCAACGTCGGCGAGGTGCAGGCGGCGGCGATCACCGCCGAGCGCGCCCGCGTCGCCAGCATCACCGCCCTCACCCGCCAGCATGGCGCCGAGGATCTGGCCCAGAGCCTGATCGAATCCGGCGCCTCTGAGGCTGACGCCATGCGTCAGGTCCTCGACGGCCTGGCCAAGCGCGCCAAACAACCCGCCACCCCTGCTGCCCCTGCTGCACAGCCGATCGGCGGCGGCTCGGCTGACATCGGCCTGAGCGACAAGGAAGCCCGCTCCTACAGCTTCCTGCGCGCCATCCGTGCTCAGGCATTCCCGAACGATCGCGGCGCCTACGAGGCCGCGGCCTTCGAGCGTGAGGTGAGCGAGGCGACCGCCAAGGCCATGGGCGTGGATGCCAGGGGCTACCTGGTCGCCAATGAGGTGATGAAGCGGGATCTGACCGTGGGCACCGCCTCGGCCGCTGGCGATCTGGTATTCACCGACGCCCGCCCCGGCAGCTTCATCGAGCTGCTCCGCAACCGCCTGGCCCTCTCCACCCTGGGCGTGCAGACCCTCACCGGCCTGCAGGGCCCCGTTGCCATTCCCCGCCAGACCGGCGGAGCAACCGCCTACTGGGTGGCTGAGAAGGGCGAGCCGACCGAGAGCAACCCCACGGTGGGCCAGATCAACATGACGCCCAAGACCCTGGGCGCGTTCACTGAGTTCTCTCGCCGGTTCATCCTGCAGAGCTCCATCGACGCCGAGTCGATGGTGCGCCGTGAGCTCGCCACCGTGATGGCCCTGGAGATCGACCGCGCTGCCCTCTACGGCACCGGTTCCAGCAGCCAGCCTCAGGGCCTGAAGTTCATCACCGGCATCAACACCGAAGACTTCAATGCTGATAGCCCCACCTATGCGGAGCTGGTCAGCATGGAGACCAAGGTGAACGCCGACAACGCCGACATCGGCGCGATGAGCTACCTCACCAACTCCACTCGTTACGGCGCCTTCAAGACCACCAGCAAGATCGGCAGCGAAGCTCAGTTCGTTCTGGAGCCCGGCGGCACGGTCAACGGTTACCCGGTGGTTCGCTCCAATCAGGTGGAAGCCGGGGACGTGTTCTTCGGCGTGTGGTCGCAGATCATCATGGGAATGTGGGGCGCCCTGGATCTCCAGGTGAACCCCTATGCCCTCGACAAGTCCGGCGGCGTTCGCGTCACCGCCTTCCAGGATGTTGATGTGGCCGTGCGCTACCCCGAGTGCTTCACTCGCGGTAACAACACCCTTTGACCCTGAGACATGAGGATTCGGATCCTGAAGCAAACCAGCATCAACGGCCGGCCCGCCAGGGTTGGCCA